GTGCTGAAAAGCTCAAATGAGGCTGAATTGACAGTCGAGCTAGTGACAGGTGCAAAGATACGTTTATTCGGTGCTGACAACGCAGACGCAATGCGAGGACTGGGTTTCTCAGGCGTGTTTATGGACGAGTACGGTGACTTTAGACCTAGCGTTTGGGGTAACGTCATTCGTCCTACTTTGAGTGACAAGCAAGGCTGGGCAGTGTTTGCTGGCACACCAAAGGGCAAAAACCAGTTCTGGCAGATATATGACCAAGCGTCTAAAAGCGATGGTGAATGGTTTTGCCTAAAGCTCACAGCGTCAGAATCAGGGTTGTTGCCTCAGACTGAGCTAAATGCTGCAAGAGCGCAAATCTCTGAAGACCAATACTTGCAAGAGTACGAATGCTCATTTGAAGCCAGCATCCTAGGCGCTTACTACGGCACAGACCTGCGGCAAGCTGAAGACGATGGGCGTATTACTAACGTGCCGTATGACCCGCACCTACCAGTGCATACAGCTTGGGACTTAGGATACCGTGATGACACCGCAATTTGGTGGTATCAAGTTGTGCGAAATGAAATACATTTAATCGACTTTTTTGCTATTTCCGGTGCTAATATTGATGAAATTGCGAAAATAATCAAAGAAAAGCCCTATAAATACGGAAAACATCAACTCCCGCATGATGCAAGAGCTAAAACTCTAGCAGCGCAGGGCAAGTCGGTTATTGAGCAATTGGCTGAACATCTAGGTATAAACAACATGGCAATCGTGCCAGACTTGGGCGTACAAGATGGGATTCAAGCAGTACGGCAATGCCTTCCGATGTGTTGGTTCGACAAGACTAAATGCTCGGATGGACTTGAAGCTCTGAGACAGTACCAGCGGGAATACGACGAAGACAAGAAGGCGTTTAGGGCTAGTCCAAGACATGACTGGACTTCACACCCTTCAGACGCTTTTAGGATGATGGCAGTAGCTTGGAGGTTAGAACCTAAAGTGAAGCCACCAGACGTTGTGAAACCGTTGATAGTTGGCCCAGAGAACACGGTCACTTTGAACGATATGTGGGCAACTTACCAACCTCCAAGGGGTAGCAGGATATGAGCGGAATTCAACGTGGTTATGGATACCAGTACGAAACAGTCGCAGCAAGTCAATCACTTCAAATGCTTGGCGGCTCAGGCGCAGCGGGTGACTATTTGCATCGTCTCATCGTTACTGTAAACACAGCAGCAACTTCAGGCGTGACTATCACTGATGGCGCAGTCAACATTGCCATTGTTCCAGCTAACGTAGCTTCAGGCATTGGCGTAATTGACATTGAGCTAAACATGGCTTCTCTCACATCAGGTTGGAAAGTCACCACAGGCGCAGGTGTATCAGTCGTTGCGGTTGGACTATTCAGCTAAGAGGTTCTAAATGGAAGCTCTGACAGGCATTCAAAAGTATTTGAACATTATTGGTCAATACGACAATGAGTTCAAAAAGTGGGAAGCTCGCACTCAAAAGATAGTAAAACGCTATCGTGATGACAACCGCAACCAAAACACAAACGAGACAGCAAAGTTCAACATTCTGTGGTCTAACGTACAGACGCTGATTCCTGCTGTTTACGCTCGTTTGCCAAAGGCTGCGGTATCTCGTCGTTTCGGTGACAATGACCCAGTTGGGCGTGTTGCTTCGCAGCTTATTGAACGCTCGTTAGACTTCGAGATTGAGCATTACACAGACTTCCGTAGCGCAATGCGTCACGCTGTTGAGGATAGATTCCTTGGTGGGCGTGGTGTTGCATGGGTACGGTACGAACCGCACGTTGTCGCTCAAGATATGCCTGAAGATGGCTATCAGATTACTGAAGATGTAGACAAAGAAACGGGCGCAGATAATGAAGAAAATGTCAGTACGCTCGATGGTAGCGCTGGCATGGACGCTGAACCACAGGAAGAAATTGAGTACGAGTGCGCTCCTACTGATTACGTCCATTGGAAAGACTTTGGGCACTCAATTGCTCGCACATGGGAAGAAGTAACCCAAGTCTGGCGCTGGGTGTACATGACTCGTGAAGCTCTGATTGAGCGATTTGGCGAGGAAGTGGGTAACAAGATACCGCTGGATGCGGGGCCAGAAACCAACAAACAGTACGGTCAAAACAACCGTGACTTCACACGAGCAAAAATCTGTGAATTGTGGGACTTGGAGACGGAAAAGGTCTATTGGCTGAGCAAAAACGTGGGTCAAATCATTGACGAGCGTGATGACCCTCTGCAATTAGAGCAATTCTTTCCTTGTGCCAAGCCTCTGTACGCAACGATGACGAGCGACACGCTTATACCTGTTGCTGACTTTGTGCTGTATCAGGATCAAGCGCAAGAGCTAGACATCTTGACAGATAGGATTGACGGTTTAGTCAAAGCGTTGCGTATTCGTGGCGTGTATGACGCATCACAACCAGCTTTACAGCGTCTGCTAACCGAAGGTGACAACAACACGTTGATACCTGTGGATAAGTGGATGGGCTTTAGCGAGAAAGGCGGTCTAAAAGGCTCAATTGACATACTTCCGATTGACCAGATTGCTAACGCATTGATTCAATGTTATCGGGCACGAGACGAGATCAAGGGGCAAATCTATGAAATCACGGGTATTTCAGACATTGTGCGTGGTCAAACTGCGGCAAGCGAAACAGCGACAGCCCAGCAAATCAAGGGACAGTACGCAGGTCTACGACTTCGCTCCATGCAGGAGGACGTTGCACTTTTCGCCTCATCGTTAATTCGTCTGAAAGCACAGATCATTTGCTCTAAGTTCCAGCCGCAAACAATCATCCAGTACGCTGCTGCGGAACAGATGAGCGATGCAGACAAACAGCTTGTGCCTGAAGCGTTAATGCTGATTAAAGACAAAGTTTTGCGTAACTTCAGGATTGAAGTCGCAGCAGACAGTCTTGTGCAGATTGACGAGAACCAGAACAAGCGTGACAGGGTTGAGTTCCTGCAAGCTATGGGTGGATTCTTGTCGCAAGCGTTGCCAATGGGTCAGCAAGCACCTGAGCTTGTGCCTATGCTGATTGACATGGTTAAGTTCGGGATGTCTGCATATAAACAGGCAACACCGATTGAAGGCACGATAGATCAAGCGCTTGAGCAGATGAAACAAAAGCAAGCAATGGCAGCACAACAGCCGCCACAGCCTGATCCAGAGATGCTAAAGATGCAAGCAGATCAACAGCGTGAGCAAGCTAGAACTGAGGCTGATATGCAAATCGAACAAGTCAAGATGCAAAGCGAAGCAGCGCTAGAGAAGCAAAAGCAAGACTTCGAAGCGTGGAAAGTACAATTTGAGGCTCAGAACCAAATCAACTTGGCGAGAATCAAGGCTAATCCCGGCGTGGATGTGCCCCTGCTTGAAGCTCAAGAACTACAGTCTAAGCAAATGGTTCAGCAGCTTTCAATGAGTTTGAATGACGCTATCAATCGTATGGGTCAATTGCATGAAGGTATGATGCAGATGCAAGCACAGACAATGCAACAGATTGAGGGCGTAAGAAACGCTGCAACAGCACCTAAACGTGTCATTCGTGGCGCAGACGGTAAGGTTGTTGGTGTCGAGGTTGTGCAATGACGCTCTACTATTCGAACGCTACACGACACGCCCAAAATGAAGGGTTAATCACCTATGTTGCAACAAATTCGCAATTCAATCTCTACAGCGGTACACAACCTGCAAATGCAAATACAGCGATTACGACGCAAGTTCTTCTCGTAAGTATGCCAATTGCAGGCGTGTTCGGTACTGACACAAACGGTACGCTGACACTGGGGGCGGTAACGCAGACAAACGCAGCAGCATCAGGTACTGCGAGCTTCTTTCGCATATTTAAGTCTGATAACTCTGTCGTAATGGACGGTTCTGTAGGTTTGTCTGGCGCAGATTTGATATTGAACAGCGTTGACATTGTTGCTGGTCAAAGCGTAGACATCACAGCAGGTACGATTATTCGGGGTAACGCATGACAGTCACCGTAAAGCACCCATTTGTAAGCGCTATCCCTGATTCTGCGGATACGAGCTTAGTCCGTCCTAGTAATTGGAACGCTGACCACACTATCATCGGTCTGGGTACGGCAGCAGAGAAAGACGTAGGCGTTGCTAACGGTGTCGCTTCTCTTGATTCTGGTGGCAAAGTACCCGTTTCTGAGCTTCCTGCGGCTGTCTTGGGGGCGTTAAGCTATCAAGGCACATGGAACGCATCAACAAACACGCCAACGCTCGCTTCTGGTGTCGGCACAAAAGGTTATTACTACGTTGTCAGCGTTGCCGGGTCTACAAACCTTGACGGGATTACTGATTGGGTAGTAGGCGATTGGGCGGTCTACAACGGCACAGCATGGCAAAAGGTCGATAATACAGACCAAGTGACTAGCGTTAACGGTCAGACGGGTACGGTTGTACTGACCACTACAAACGTAGCTGAAGGCACAAACGAATACTTTACGACTGCAAGAGCTAGAGCATCAGTAAGCGCAGGTACTGCAATCACTTACGATAGCGGTACTGGAGTAATTACTAACGCTTTACCTGACCAAACCGTAGTCTTGACTGCTGGTGCAGGAATCAGCACAAGCGGAACTTACCCTAACTTTACAATTGCTAACACTAGCCCGTCTTTGGGTGGTGATGTGGTTGGGCCAGCCTCCGCAACGGATAACGCAGTCGCTAGGTATGACACCACTACTGGCAAACTCATACAAAACAGCGTAGTCATTATTGATGACACAGGTAGCGTAACAGGCGTAAATGCGCTAACTGCTCAAAGTCTGACTGTCAACAATAACGCTACGCTTGGCTTATCTAACACCGATACTTTGGATGTTAATGCAAGAATTACAACTGACTTAGAACCCAACGCAAACAACGCTAAAGACATCGGTACAAACGGTAGAAACTGGCGTGATGGGTTTTTTGGTAGAACATTGCATACTGTAAACCTAGAGTTAACAGGAACAACGTCCTTTGATGGTTCACAAGGTACTAACGGGCAAGTCTTAACGTCCGCTGGTACTGGAAACACTCCTACATGGACTACACCAACTACTGGTACGGTTACTAGCGTAGGTGGAACTGGTACGGTTAACGGTATTACGCTAACTGGTACGGTTACAAGCACAGGCGATTTAACGCTTGGAGGTACGTTGAGTGGCGTAGACCTAGCAACGCAAGTGACGGGTAATTTACCTGTTGCTAACCTCAACAGCGGAACAAGCGCATCAGCAAGCACTTTCTGGCGTGGTGACGGTGCTTGGGCAACCCCTGCTGGTAGCAACATCACTACGCAAGGTTTGTATGAGAACGCAAACACAATCTCTGCAAACTACACAATCGGCACAAATAACAACGCTGTGAGTGCAGGGCCAATCACCGTAGCGTCAGGTGTCACAGTCACAGTCCCATCCGGAAGCGTCTGGACTATCGTATGACAGCAGCTTTTCAGCTTAATGCGTTTCAACCTAATGCGTTTCAGACGCTCACGATTACTGGCGTACTGAGCGCAACAGACCAAAACGACTCAGGCTCGTTCACCGGGGTTGTGCAGGTTGCACCGATAGTTGTGATGGATATGCACGACGGTGGGCCGAAGAAACGCAAGAAAGAAGCCGCTAAGCAAAAGAAACGCAGAGACGAGATTATTGCTCTGTTTGAACACTTGGTAGAGGGTAAACCCCTAGTCGCTGAAGAAATAGCCGCACCCTTCATTAAGGAAGCTACAATAAGCGAACTAAAGTCGATAGATTTTATCAATAGTATTGACTTTGATGCGTTGATGGCTGACTTAGCAAGAGTTCAGCAAATCTATGACGCTTACATTGAAATGGACGATGAGGAGGTTCTTGCTCTGCTATGAGAAAGACTTACGTTTATGTGGATGGCAAACTGGTTGAGAAAGGTTCGGATGAACACCTCGACAAGTTGTATGGCCCTTTCGTGATGCCTGACATCAAGCCCTATCAAAGCATGATTGACGGTTCGATGATTACGAGCCGCTCAAGGCATCGTGAACATTTGCAAGCACATGGCTGCATCGAAGTGGGCAACGAAAAGATGGAAACCAAATATACGCCAATTTCGCAGGATAGCCGACGAGATGTGTTGCGCCAACAGCTTGGCAACATGACGCACAAAGAAGCACAGCGAATTTTGACCGATATACGCAGAAAATTTACTTGAGGGAGTATTTATGAGCGACGAACAGCTAGACCGAAAAGAACTTTTGATGCAGCAATTTGAAGCTGCGGAAGATGCACAACCTGTAGTGGACATTACACCTGCTGCGCCAGTTTCGGCTGAACCTGCGCCAGAACCGCCAGTTTGGGAGCGTCCCCCTGCATCGTGGAAAAAAGACTATCACGAGGTCTGGACAACGGCTGACCCAAAGCTCAAAGAATACGCTTGGCAACGTGAAGAAGAAATGAAGAAAGGGGTCGAACCCTTGCTTTCCAAGGCTCAATTTGCTGACCAGATTCAGCAAGCAATTGAACCGTACCAAAACAACCTGCGAACACTAGGTATTGCGCCCCCACAAGCGATTAAAGCGCTGATGGATGCTGACAATGTTCTGCGTCACGGAACACCCCAGCAGAAAGCGCAAATGTTTTCTACTCTTTCGCAACAATATGGTGTAAATTTAGGGGAAATCAGCAATCTGCAACAACAGCCTGTTGATCCCACTGTGTCGATGCTTCAGAACGAGCTTTATAGCGTCCGAAATGAAGTAATGACATGGAAACAGCAGCAAGAAGCAGCACAAAACCAAGCTCTTTTAGGCGAAATTAATACTTTTGCTGAGAAAGCTGAGTTTTTTGAGGATGCCCGTCCGACGATGATCCAGCTCCTGAACTCAGGAATGGCGCAGAACTTAGATGACGCATACAACAAAGCATTACGCCTAGACGAAGCTCTGTCTGGCAAGCTACAGCAAAGCCAACAAGCTAAAGCTGAAGCAGCTAAACGAGAATCGGCTAACAAAGCAGCGAAATCTGCTCGGGCGGCAGCGGTCAGCGTTAAAAGCTCTACACCCGGAGTGAACACGGCTACCAAAGCGCAAGATAGACGTTCATTATTGGCTGAACAAATAGACAGCCTTAACGAACGCTTTTGATAACCTAATCGGAGATTATTATGGCATTTGCCAATAGCTCGATCAGCGACATCATTGCGACTAACATTCAAAGCCGCACTGGTGAGCTTGCTGACAACGTAACAAACAACAACGCTTTACTGCGCCGCCTCAAAGAGCGTGGCAACGTAAAGACTTTCTCTGGCGGTAACGTAATTTTGCAAGAAATTATGTACACCGACAGCGCAACCGACAACACTAACTCGTACTCTGGCTACGAAGTGCTGAACGTGTCGCAGAACAGCCCAATTTCGGCTGCTCAGTTCTCGATCACTCAGTACGCTGCTGCTGTCTCTATCTCTGGCTTGGAAATGATCCAAAACAGCGGTAAAGAAGCAATCATCGACTTGCTTGATGGTCGTATGCAAGTGGCTGAAGCTCAGTTGGCGAACCGTATCTCGCAGGATATCTATCTTGACGGTACTGGTAACAGCGGTAAGAACATCACTGGTCTAGGCGCAGCAGTTCCTGACGCTCCTTCGACTGGTACTTACGGTGGCATTAACCGTGCTACTTGGTCGTTCTGGCGCTCTGTTGCTTACTCTGGCGTAACTAATGGCACTGCTGCGGTTTCGGCTTCCAACATCCAAAAATACATGGATTCGGTTGCTGTTCAGTTGATTCGTGGAACAGACAAGCCTGACTTGATCGTTTGCGACAACAACTACTACAGCCTGTATCTTCAGTCGTTGCAAGCAATTCAGCGTATTACTGACGGTGGTAACTCTGGCGTTGGTGCTGGTTTTGCAAGCCTGAAGTATTACGGCGCTGGTATGGCTTCTGACGTTGTGCTTGACGGTGGTATCGGTAACGATGCAACTGCTAACCATATGTGGTTCTTGAACACCAAGTACATGATGTTCCGTCCACACGTTGATCGCAACTTCGTGCCAATCGGCGGCGAACGCCAAGCTGTTAACCAAGACGCTATCGTGAAGCTCATCGGCTGGGCCGGGAACCTCACATCGTCTGGCCCACAGTTTAACGGCGTGTTGATTGCCTAATTAACATAAAAGGAAACTATCATGGCTTATTCAGTCTCGCCAGTCATCGGTGCTACCCTAACTAGCACCGTTACCACTAACCCAAACTCTGCTGGAGTTGCAATTCCAACGGAAGGCCCTCTCGGTCTGCAAGTGTTTGGTTCGGATGGTAAGTTGTATGTGTTGGCAAAAGCTAACGCAAGCATTGCTGCTTCTGACGCAGATTGCTCAGTTGACCCAGCCACGTTCTTGGCTACTGCTTCTGGTGGTTCTTACACCAGCCCAGCAGTTGCTCTGGTGTCGGGTGACTTTGCATGGTTTAGCAAAGCATCGGTGTAAAGTAGTCGGGGGGTTGGGCAACCTTCCCCCCATTTTTATCTAACGGGAGAAGATTTTGGGACTAGATAGCGATATTCGTAATGCAGACTCGCAATTGTTTGTTGAGTTTTATACGTTTGAACACCCTAGTACGGATGTGCAAAAACCGTATCAAGGCGTTCCTTTTGTTAGAATCGTAGTGCCGGGTGATAAGACGAACGTAGTTGAGCAACCTGTTCGTGAAAGTCATAAACAGAGGTTTCCTCGTCAATGGCTGCACTTTCAAATGCAAAACAGCGACGCACAAATGATTGGCACTCCGTTGAAAGATTGGCACTTGGCTCGTCCGGGTGAGTTCAATCAGATGCAGTTAGAAGAATTGAGTATTTTGAAGTTTCAGACTGTTGAGCAAGTAGCTACTGCTTCAGATATGCAACTTCAAAAGGTCGGTATGGGCGCAGCAGGTTTGCGTGATAAAGCTCGAAGTTTCTTATTGAACAAAAACCAGTCTGAAAGCCAAGTCGAAATTGAAAACACGAAGCAAGAGTTAGCTGAACTTAAAGAGCAACTTGCTGCGTTCATGGCTGAGAAAAAGGCTGGTAGACCGAAGAAAGAGGAATAAATGTCCACAATGCTGCAATTGGTCACGCAAGTGACAAACGAGCTAGGCGTATCAACACCAGCTTCTGTAGCGGGTAACACAAATCAGGACGTTATCCAAATCTTAGCTCTGATGAACGCATCAGGCTACGAGCTACTAAAGAAAGGCGATTGGCGCAGAATCACAAAGCAGCATTTATTTACAACGGCATTCACCAACACAACTGGCGATGTCGCTCTTAATACCTACACAATCACTAACATCCCAAGCACCGCTGGATTTGATACAACGTATCAGGTAACAGGAAACGGGCTTGGGAACGCTACATACATCGTCAGCGTTGACTCTGCAACACAAGTGACAGTCAATCAACCGTCTACGGGAACGTATGTCGGGGCTGACTTGTGCTTTATGAAAGTAAAGTATCCGCTTCCTGCTGACTATGATTCGACAGTTCCTCGCACTCATTGGGACAAGTCAAAGCATTGGGAGATGTTAGGCCCAACTGACGCTCAACAATGGGAATGGCTGCTTTCTGGGTATATTTCGACTGGCCCTCGCATTCGGTGGCGCTTGTTGGGCAACACGTTTCAGATATGGCCCGGTGTCTCAACCAATGAGCTACTAGGCTATGAATACCGCTCGCAAGCATGGGCAGAGGCGGCAGACGGTACAGCAAAAAACTCGTTTACAGCGGATTCTGACACCTGTATCTATCCTGATCGCCTAATGGTGTTGTCTACAAAGCTGAAGTATTTTGAGGCTAAGGGCTTTGATACAACAGCGATGTACCGCAATTACATGACAGAGCTAGAGACAATACTGGCTCAGGACATGAGCGCTGCAAACCTGTCGTTTGCGCCAAGACCGGGCACAGTGCTGATTGGCTACGACAACATTCCTGACACCGGATACGGCCCGAACTAACATGGCTACACGCAGAGGCATC